GTATCATCATTCAACATCGGGAAAAAAGCCGAGCACAGAGCGCGGGTCTGTTTTGTAGATCCGGAAGAAGGGAAAAACAATGACCCCAGAGGGTGAAGTAAAAAAGAAGGTTCAGGAGTATCTCACCATGATTGGTTGCATATCGGCTTCAAAGGCGCCGCTTGTCACTCAGGCACATCACGGTTATTACTTCATGCCTGTATCAAACGGTATGGGTGTGCATGGTATCCCCGACATTGTAGGCCATTACAAGGGGTTTTTCTTTGCTATAGAAACCAAGGTTGAGAAAAAGAACCCAACGCCTCTTCAAGAACACCAGTTGAAGGCAATACAAGTTTCAGGTGCTAAATCTTTTGTCATTCGTGGTTGCAAAGACCTTGAAGCATTAAAGGCTTGGGCGAGTGCATTACCATGACCCCCAAAATACTAAAAGGCCACATAGTCTTCACACATGATAATCTCCTCCAGATTGAAACTCTGTTCCCGTCGTATAAAAGAGCAGAGATCAATGGTGAGATGGTCTACGCCGTGCCCATGACTGTGGATGCGGCAAGGGTATTGAGAAACATCGGGATTGCAGCTCCGTCACCTATTATGAGCGAATATAACTGGCCTTGTATGCCTGGTCAAAAAGTGGGGTGGTGGCAGAAAGAGACTGCAGAGTTCCTGACATTAAACCCGCGTGCGTTTTGTCTGAATAAACCGCGTACACGAAAAACGATGTCTACCCTTTACGCCATTGACTATATGCAGAAGAAGGGACTTATGGGGCGGTGCCTTGTTGTAGCTCCTTTAAGCACGTTGGAGTTGGTTTGGGCTGAGTCAATATGGTACAATTTTCCCCGCAAAAAACACGTTGTCTTGCATGGCACTGCTGAAAAGCGAAAACTTTTGCTCGCTCAAGAGCACGACATATATATCATCAACCATGACGGAATTGAGATCGTTCAGGAAGAACTCAGAAACCGACCAGACATCACTCATGTGGTAATCGATGAACTCAGGGTGTTCTTTTCGGTAAAAACGAAAAGATGGAAAGCAATGAAATCGATCATCACGCCAGAACGAACCGCCTGGGGGCTCACAGGAACGCCGACACCGAACGCGCCTACAGACGCCTATGGGCAGATGAAGCTCATTAAACCTGAGAACTTCTCAGGACACTTCACACATTTCAAGAACACCGTCATGCAACAGTTCGGCCCCTTCAGGTGGCTACCCCGTCGAGGTCACGAGGAAGTCGTTAAACAGTGTCTCTCACCCGCAATTAGGTTTGACAGGAATGTCGTCACCGACATGGAGCCGCAACTGATTGAGCGACATGCAGAACTTTCACCGCAACAAGCCAAACATCTGAACGAACTGATGCGTAAGGCGGTAACTGAAATAGACGGCACGGTAATAACAGCGGTAAACGCCGCAGTACTCATACAAAAACTGGTGCAAGCCAGCCTCGGATGTGTCTACGGCGCAGGTGGAGAGATCGTTGAAATGGACTTCGGCCCAAGGCTAAAAGTTATTGAGGAGCTGATCGAAGAAAATTCGGACTCCAAGACAATTGTATTTTTTCCGTTTACAGCAGCCCTTGACGCATTTGCCAGAGAGTTGAAAAAAAGATGGTCGGTTGAGGTTGTAAATGGCAGTGTATCCGCAGGAAAGCGAATTCAGATATTCGGAGACTTTCAGAACAAAAAAGATCCACACATTCTCGTGGCTCATCCAGGTTGCATGTCGCACGGCCTTGAACTGACAGCAGCGTCGCTCATCATCTGGGCTGCACCGCACAATAACGCGGATTCTTATGGTCAGGCAAACTGTCGCATTGACGGTGGCGGCCAGAAACTCAGGATTGATATTGCGCATGTCAGTTCCTGCGCAGCGGAGCGAAAGATTTATCAGGCGTTGCGAGAGAAAAAGAAGATGCAGGACGTGGTGTGCGAATTATTTTCGAAGAAATAAAATAAAGTTCTTGACACCTGAATGAATTTATTGTAAATTTCTTTACAAGATGTGAGACAAAACAAGGAGGTTCTGAAATGCCAACACTACTTGAACAAATAGTCGCCAAGCACAAAGAAGACCGGATCAGGATCAAGGAACTAAAAGCCAAACACGCCGAGGAACTTCGTGCCATTGAGGAGTTTCAGAGTAAGCGAGAGGCTGTACTTCTCGAAAGAGGAGACATGACGGTGTTTGGATATTTGACGGATCTTTACGTCAACGGTCGTGACGGTAAAGCCGAGGCCAAAAAGACAGAGGCTAATATCAACCTTGACCAGACGAAGATTGAACACTGGCTTTTGAAGATGCTCAACCAAGTTGGCGAAGGTATCAAAACTGAATTTGGCACCGTATATAAGACCCGAAAAGAGTCAGTGACTTGCTCCGATTTTGATATGTTCGTTGACAATGTAATGCTGAAGGATGTTGCAACGGTATTACGAGACAAGGTTGGTGTGCTTGCAATTGAGGAGTTTATTAAAATTATTCACGAAAACATGCACCTTGAATTTCTCACAAAGGCTGTCAGAAAGGAGGCTGTCCTTGAACTCATGGGAGAGCAAAATCCAAAAGACGGTTCGAGACCCAACACTCCCCCAGCTGGTGTAAACTATGCCGCCATTCAGACCGTCGGAGTGAGAAAGGCAAAATAAAAAGGCGACTTAATCTATTAACTATCTCGCATAGCGAGAACAACCCAACAAGGAGAAATACCCATGGCACAAGATCTCGCAACACTCACCACCCCGTCCTATCTGGCAACTCTTATTGCAGCTAACCCAGCTCTCGCCCACATCAACGACGAAGCTCTCTCAGGCTCTGCAAAACCGATGCCCCCATCAATCATCGCCGATAAGGGCAAGTTTGTTATCAAGCAAGATGGCAACTCTGTCGTAGCGACCTTTCCAGACACTCCTGCAAATCAGGCCGCTGGAATTGTAGGTGCTCCGCTCTCAGTTCTCAAGGTTATTGTGCTCAAGGCAAAACCCGGTATTGAGAAAGCATGGTACGCGGAAACTTATGTTCCTGGTCAGGAAGCACAAGCTCCTGATTGTTCATCGGAAGACGGCGTTAAACCGTCAGCAAACTCTTCCATTAAGCAGTGCGATAACTGTGCAAGTTGCCCACAGAACGTCTTTGGTTCAGGCAAGAAAGCCGACGGTTCCCCTTCCGGCGGGAAAGCCTGTAACGACAAGAAAATTATCGCTGTCTATGCTGTTGGTTTTGGTGTTTATCGTTTTGCTATACCACCTGCTTCACTGACAGGCAAAAGAGCTTCCGGTCTAGGCATGTCATGGGATATGTACTGCCGTCAGTTGGCATCAAAAGGACTGCCGCTTCCAGCAGTGATAACCACAATTTCTTTCGACCGTGGTGATACCGACTACAAATTGAATTTCAATTTTGACGGTGTGCTGGCTGAGGCGCAACTTAGCAAGATTATCCCCATGATTGATACTGCTGAAGTTCAGGAGATCGTGCTACCAAGGGGCGCGTTACAAGCTCTTTCCGCCCCGTCACAGCCGATAGCTCAGATTGAAAATAGCAACGTCGTAAATCTCGATGATGAGCGTGAGAAAAAAGAACTGGCAGAAAAAGCCCAAGCGAAAGCAGCTGAGATCGACAAAAAGGCAAAAGCCGCCGCAGCCAAAGCAAAAAAAGAAGCCGAAGCTGCCGCAAAAGTTAACCCGCCCATTGACGATCTGGGACTTGATATTGAAGATGCCTTGATTGTACCAACGAAAAGTGATGACGCACCTGCCGCAGCACCTGCCGTAGCGTCCGACGACGACCTGATTAACTCGTTAGGTCTGTAACCTTGACGGGGTGCTACTGAACAAGTAGAAGCCGTGCAACTCGGCTCACCCCCGACTTTAAATAGAAAAGAGGACTTTCCCGTGAATGAAAAATTTAAAAATCTCCGTGCTCTACTCGATAGCGCAGGTATCACCATTGCAGAAGCCTCCGCGTTATTCAGGACTTCAAAAGTTTCGATTTATCACTGGTGCGAGGGTAATTCTCCGTCGATGCCTCTGGTGAGGGATAACGCTCTGAAACTCATGCAGATGATTGGAGCAGCCGTGGTAGGCAACTCGTTACCTCTCGTGGACGTTGAGTCTGAGAAGCGAGTAATTGAGATTACGAAGGCTCTTCGAAAGCATCTGAATGTGGTTGTTGGCAAAAGCGTCAACTGATTGACTCTTGACAGGACTCTCATTCTGAGCGTATCTTGTCTTCCCACCGTACCCTTACCTTATTTAAATGCCTCGGAGGGCCTTGTTGATGCACTTCATAAAGCAAATGCTGCCGCAACAAGGCCTGTACTGTTCCGCCCAGGTCAACCCCAATGGCGGATTTATTCATAGGTTCTTCAAGACAACTGACCAGCTCATCACCTATGTTAACATGCAAGATGCCGCCGGTTACACGATGTATGTGGCACAAGCTAGTTACAAGACAACTGATAACCGAAAAACTGAAAACGCTTCGCATGTCAGGAACTTCTTTTTCGACATCGATTGTGGCGCCGAGAAATTCGCACAGACTCCAGATAAGGCGTACCTAACGCAGAGAGACGGTGTTGATGCGATCAAGGAATTCACGGCTCTCCTCAAATTGCCGCTCCCATCGATAGTTGTTTCTGGTTTTGGTCTATACGCGCACTATCTCATTGACGAAGATATTCCCGCTGACAAGTGGAAAGTTCTGGCAAGTATCCTCAAGAAAGTAGCAAATGCCACAGGATTCAGACAAGACCCATCGCGTACATCCGACACTTCGTCAGTTCTTCGTCCTGTCGGTTCGACCAATCGGAAAAAGGGTGAATCCCGTCCGGTGAAACTCGTACACTTGTCACAGTCAATGCCCCTAGCAACTTTCGTCACCGCGCTGGAGGCCGCTGCTAAGAAGCACAAAATTACAGCCAGTGCGCTCGCCCTGCCTACGCAATTCAAAGGCTTGAACGACGATTTCACGTCTGGCATCGAAGGCCCCCCATCGTCGCTCCTTATCATCGCTAATAAGTGCGCCCAGATCAGGAGAGTACGAGACTCCCTCGGCAATGTTGATGAACCCCTCTGGTACAATTTCCTCGGTATGGCTCGCCATACCATTGAAGGCAAAGAGATCACTATCCTTCACGATTGGAGTAAGGGTCATGCCGACTACACCCCTGAAGGGACTCAAGCAAAACTCGAACAACTTATTTTGGGCGACTATGGCCCGACAACCTGTGAAAAATTCGGATCTGACAATCCGGCAGGATGCGTGGCTTGCCCTCACGCGAATAGTGTCAAATCACCTATTGTTCTGGGCAGACCCGAACCTGTTTCGATCGCAACAGAAGAAGAAGAAAAAATAGCCCCAGCAGGATTTCGACGCACCGATTCAGGTATGCAGTATGCAGACGATAACGGTCAGTGGCACCAGTTTTATGCGTATGACTTGTATCTCGAAAACATTGCTCACGATACGTCTCTTGGCTACGAGACAGTCACTGTGTCGCATTGTATGGCGTTCTCAGGGAAGTATGCGAGCTTCTCGGTACGCAGTTCCTTAATTCACGATCCAAAAGCACTACTAATGGTACTGGCTGATAACCACGTACAGACCACAGCAGGAGAGGGAAGAAAACAAATGATAAGCTATATTGATGCTGCAATGGAGCAACTGCGCGCTAATAGAAAACTTGTCGATCTACATGTACAGATGGGGTGGCGAGAAGATGGCGAACACAAAAGTTTTGTTCTCGGAGAGGCACTATTCCGAAAAGACGAGGCACCCAGATTAGTTGGGTTCGCAAAGAATGTCCCGGAAGCAGTACGATCCTTCAAATCTCAGGGGGATTTATCGGAATGGCGAAAAACAACAACGTATCTAGGGCGTCCAGGGATGGAGCCTTTTGCTTTTGCATTTCTGGCCGGTGCGTTTGGAGCACCCCTGATAAAGTTCACGGGGTATGCTGGAGCGATGGTTGCGCTTATTGGTGATTCAGGCATTGGAAAGACTCTTGTCGGTGAGTGGATAATGTCAGTGTATGGTGACAGTTCAAAACTAATTCTACTTAAAGACGACACTCGAAATTTTTTGGTACAGCGTCTTGGAATGTACGGGTCGTTGCCACTCTACATTGACGAGATCAGCAACATTGAAGGCCAAGAACTCTCTGACCTTGTTTATAAGATCACGCAAGGAAGGGATAAAGGCAGATTAAGTCGGAACGGTTCTGAAAGAAGCATCATCAACCAGTGGAACACCATTGCCGTAGCATCGTCGAATCACTCGCTTCTTGATAAACTATCGTCTCTTAAAGCAGATGCATCAGCAGAAATAAATCGTGTCATGGAAGTTGAGGCTGGCGCAGTACCAGCCTTCGGTCGTGAAGAGGCGACCGGCGTGTATCGTGTGTTCAAGGAAAATTACGGCGTTGCTGGTGCTAAGTATATCCAATACATCACTGACAATCAGAATCAGCACCGAGAGAAAATTGACACGATTGTACGATCACTTGATTTGAGTACGGGTGCAAAAGCAGAGGAGCGATTTTGGTCGGCTGTTACTGGCGCCGCTATTTATGGTGGCCTAATTGCGTCACGTCTCGGTCTGATTGACTTCTCCGTGGCAAAGATACTCGCTTGGGCCAAAGAGCATATTGTGCGAGCTCGTGAGGATAAAAAGGACTCGGTGGTTAATTATTCCGACATGCTCGGCCAGTTTCTTGACGCTAATATGCGTGGCACGCTGGTATGCACGGGGAACGGCCCAAAAGAGATGGTGAGTATTATTCGTGAACCAACATCACCGCTTGTCTGTCGTATAGATATTGATCGACATCGCCTGTATATATCGAGATCGATATTGAAAGCTTACCTTGAAAAGAATTATGCCAGCTACTCGAAACTCAAGACATCGCTGGATAAATATGGTGCTTTGCTGGATATCAACAAAAGGAAGGTCTTGGGCGGCGGAACATTTTTTAGCGGAACACAGCAACCTGTGTGGGAAATTGACCTTACCTGCCCTGGACTAGGATACAGAGCTTTGGGCGTTGTGAAGAATTTGTCAGAAAAGAAGAGAGATTTTGGGGAGAGGCGATGAACTGCACAAGCAACAAATCAAAAATGAAACCATTGTCCTGCGGTCACATATACGAAAACGGTTCGGGACGAAGAAAACGATGCCCCGCTTGCGCCAGAGAGCACTACCTTGAACAGATGCGAGCACGATCGAGGGAACATTACGAACCAAAAAAACCAAGGCCTTCCGTCACCGCTTAATCAAAAACCCCCTCTTGTAACGGAGGGGGTCTCCTTTTACTTCTCTCCAAACTCTTTCTGAATTATCATCTCACGTTTCGTCAGTTTGCCTTCCCTAGCGTCACGTACATTCTTAATCTTTTGTGCCAGTTCTTGCTGCGTAATTTTCAACAACGGTTGTTTCTCTGACCAAGCATTGATCTTCGCAATGGCGGCCTCTTTTGCGTCTTGATCTTGGTCAACCGTGGCTTCGGCCAGATGTTTCACGAGACTTGACCTTCTCTGGCTCAACTCAGTAGATAGTCCCGTTAGGTAGCGGCTCTCTTCTTTGGCTAAAGAAACCTCCATCGGGTTGATACCAACGAACTGAAGAGCGAAGTCATACAGCGATACGTCCTCTGCCTTCATCAGCATCTTTCCGTTCGAGGAAACCCCGTTGCTACTAATGTCATACGCTTTAAGCATATCTTTAAATAGTTTGGGAGACGCGTACTGGGCAGCTTTACCCATATCACCGTCTGAAAGAGCCTGCTGTGCCCTAAACCAGTCGCTCATCATACCTGCGGCAGGGCCGAGCAAGCGCAGTGCCGTCCACTCAGCTTTTCGTGTTCCTGTCATTCCCGGAGGAGGATCGCTACCAATAAGGTTCGCCATGCTGTCCATGCCAATGCGCCGCGATATATCCAGACCAAACAACGCAAAGACACCTTTCGTAAAGACGTTAGTGGCTGTGTCACCCAACTCTTCCCGCAAAGTCTGTTCAAAACTGCGCTTCAGGTCAACAGGGTCGTCGTCATCACCAAACATCATCTGCAATGCACCCCACAGAGCGTCTGTTACAATGTTGGATGTCATCATTGCTAATGGAGTACCAAAAGCACCAGCAAATGTGAATGTGATACCCATCTGAAACGCGAATTCTTTCCGTGCTTCAGAACGACGACGCATCGCGTTGAAATAGTCAGCAACTGCTTCGGGTAAAGTGGCTGCATCATCGGTACTTTTAAATGTTTTGCCATTCATGCCCGCTTGGAACACTCCGTTTTGCTTGCTGCCTGGTACTACACCGGCCTTCACAGCAGCGTTAATAGCTTTCTGGTGTTCGAGACCGATAGCATCTTTCGCCAGTTGGAACTCGTTAGCCACGGTATGCAGTCTGAAGTATTGGAACATTCCGACGATTTTGCCCGCGTTACCCTGCATCCATGCTGCACGATTTTCACTGCCAAAGTTAAATAGCGTTTCGTCAATGACTGACATCGCATAGTCAGAAGCCATTGATAGGTCGCCGGTACGAGCCATCTCAAGTCGAAAGGCAGCAATATTTGTCGCCCTGCGAGACCCTGTTTCGGACTTCCGCATAAAATAACCGCCGTACTCAACAACCTTATTGACAGCACGATCAAGTTTAGATGCTCCCGAAATATCGTCAATGACGTCATGTGAGAAAGCGAGGTCGTTACCACCTCGAAGTATCATAAGTTTTTGAGCAAGTAACTCACGGTCAAGATCAGTTGGGAGCTTATTGTACTTATCGTTTAACTCTTTACGCATCTCGGCGGCTTTGGCCGCGTTTGGCTCCAACTTGATTGCGTCCATTAAGTCAAGGACTTTCTGTCCTAAGTAGCCGTGGGCAACATCGAAATCTTGAACAGCCTTATCTGAGTACATGCCAGTAAGCGTCTCCTTGGCACTTTTGTTGAACATGTTGATACTTTTCATAACTCCGTGACGCGCCACGAGTTTGGGGAGTGATAACATGAATGGTTGTGCCCACTGCACCAAGAATACTGATGGAGACGCAAGGTAGTTCAGGAATATACCTTTACTCATAGTCTTTACAACTTCGTTGGTCTGCCCCCCATTTCCGATACGATAACGCTCATAAAGTAGGTTATGAAGCGAGTACAGGTCTTGGATAGTGGCAGTATCAGAACCCTGCTTATCGGCTTCGGCCTTAATTATGTTACGCATATCACTGAAGTTCTGTTCCACCTGTGCACCGTGTTTGATGCGTGGAGATGCGTTGGCAAACTTCATCATGTGATCTTCGTAGACTCTCAGTAAGTCTGTGCTGAAACCAGCCATGTTGGTACGCCGAATTGCGTTGGTGCGTAAGGACGAATCGGGTAGGGTTGCCGCCCATAGTTTCTTATACTCTTCAACAAAGCTTGCTAGGTTATCTCCGGTCAGGCCGTTTGCTTCGGCTGCTTTCTGGATCTTGTCCGTAAAGACTGCTGAAATGCCTGAGTCCACCGCTTTCGCCTCAAGTTTGTCTTCGAGAACTGCGTGTTTACCCTCAGCACGCATTTGAGCGACGAAGTCAGCGGAGGCTGACCGGGTTTTAAAGGAGTCCATACGTAGCTCCTTACCGTCAGGTTTGTCGAATACACGCACCAAAAAATCACCAAATCTGGTTAGAGGCATATAACGCCCCTCAAGTTTGGCAGCATTATCAAGTGCTGTATTTTGGCGTTCAGCCTCATCCGAGCCTTCACCAAATAAGAAGTTATTGCGCTCTTTTAGTGCTGCCACACGCTGAGCAGCTGCGTGTGCGACGTTGTCCTGCATTTCTCGAACAATCTTCAACTGCGCAGGGGTCAACGCCTTTCGTGCAGCCACGACCTCGGCGTATGCCTCTTGCAGAGTTTTCGCCTCGGCGTACCCTTTGGTGTCAGGGTTTGTGTAGGTGTTGATAGTCTTCCACGTTTTTGTTGCAGCATCATATACTTTTGTATCTCGTTGACCAGCGAGAGGCTTATCACCGTCAAGCTGGTAGACAGACTCTAGAAAAGCAAGTTTGGCTCCGGCGTTGCGCATGTCGTCGGTAGTGAAGGTTTTATTGAACACCTCCGCATGCGCGTGAGTGGGTGTTAAAATATCCGTTGCTGCACCAGACATACGATTGGTAAGTTCGGACAAAACCGATAGCGTTTTGTGCATAGGCTTGAACTTATAAGATCCAAGTGCTGCTTTAATAATACGATCCTGCGGAAAGATATACCTGTAAGTATCCGACAAGCCGGTCTTTATCG